AGATATCAAAATTTTACTATTAAAACATAATTATGTTAAATTTGAAAACTATGGAAAAGAGATACAATTTTTAATTCAGAATGATCATAGAAATACTTTTATCAAGAATCTAGCTTTAGATTTGAAAGGAAATACTTTGATATTATTTACCCGAGTAGAAAGCCATGGAAAGGTTTTATACGACCTTATAAATAATTCCAAAGATGATAAGCGAAAACTTTTCTTTGTTCATGGTGGTGTAGATACTGAAGATAGAGAGAATGTAAGAAGTTTGACTGAAACTGAAGAAAATGCCATTATTGTTGCCTCTTATGGGACTTTTTCAACTGGTATTAATATTCGTAACCTTCATAATATTATATTTGCTAGCCCAGGCAAATCTAGGATAAGAAATCTTCAAAGTATTGGAAGAGTTTTAAGAAAAGGAACAAATAAAATAAAAGCAATTCTTTATGACATTTCTGATGATATCAGTAATAAAAAATTAAAGAACTATACTCTAAATCATCTAATGGAAAGAATCAAAATCTATAATGAAGAAAAGTTTAACTATGAAATTATTACCATTGATATGAAAAAACCATGAATGAAGAATTCTTAGCAATTGTTAAATTAACTTCTGGAGAAGAAGTATTAACTATAGTATGTGCATTTGATGAAGAAGATAGAACTTTATTAGCATTGAATAATCCCATCATAATGAAAGATATAGATACTCCCCTAGGTCCTGTAGTTAAAATAGAACCATGGATCAAGTATAGTGGTGAATCTTTATATTTTATTGATATGGATAAAGTTATGACTATGATTGAAGTAAAGGACTCTAAAATTATTAAGTTGTATAATCAATACTTATATGAAATTGATTCACAAAGAAATAAAAAAGCATTACCTAATAAATCAATGGGATACATCTCTAAACTAGAAGATTTCAGAAAGTCTTTAGAGAAGATCTTTAAGTCTTAAAGACTCTAAGAGACTCTAAAGTACCCCTTTAACCCTGACAGAGTTATCATAGCAGATTTCGGCAGTTTTGTCAACCCCCTTATTGACAAATCGGGATATATGTCTTATATTAGTAACAAACACGACTTCTACCATGGTTAAAAGAAAAAAAAATTCTGAACACTACGTTAATAATAGAGAATTTCTTTTGGCTTTGTCAGAATATAAAAATTCTGTAAATAAAGCAAAAAAGGAAGAACTACCTAGACCAAGGATACCCCCATATATTGGTGAATGCTTTCTTAAGATTGCAACACATCTATCGTATAAACCAAATTTTATGAACTACATGTTCAGGGAAGACATGGTTTCGGATGGTATGGAAAATTGTGTACAATATATTGATAACTTTGATCCAAACAGAGGAAACCCATTTGCATATTTTACTCAAATCATCTATTATGCATTTCTTCGTAGAATTTCAAAGGAGAAGAAACAATTGGAAATTAAAACCAAAATTTTAGAACAGTCTGGATTTGATCAAGTTTTTGGTTCTGATGGAAATATTTTAGATAGTTCAGAATCTGATTACAATGCAATTAAAAATAGTGTTCATAATAAAATGCTTTATAACTAATGAAAGTTGCTATTATTACTGATCAACATTTTGGAGCTAGAAAGGGAAGTAAGATTTTTCACGATTATTTTAAAAAGTTTTATGATGAAATCTTTTTTCCAACTTTAGAGAAAGAAAATATCAGCATATTAATTGATATGGGTGATACTTTTGATAATAGAAAGGTAATTGACTTTTGGAGTCTTGATTGGGCACAAAAAAATTATTATGATAAATTGAAAGAATTGAATATTGAAATTTTAACTGTAATTGGAAATCATACCGCTTATTATAAAAATTCAAATACTATTAACAGCATAGATTTATTATTAAGAGGATATGATAATATTAGAGTTATTTCAGAAACTGAAGAAATTGCAGTTGGAAATACTAATATACTATTCATTCCTTGGATTAATTCTGAAAATGAATCTTCAACTTTAAAAATAATTGAAAAAAGTAAAGCTAAAGTTGTAATGGGTCATTTGGAATTAACAGGATTTGAAATGTATCGGGGAATGCTTCAAGATCATGGAATGGATTCAACACCATTTAAAAAATTTGACAGAGTGTTTTCGGGACACTATCATACTAGAAGTAGTAATGGTAGAATTTTTTATCTTGGAAATCCTTATGAAATGTTTTGGAATGATCTCGGAGATTCACGAGGATTTCATCTTTATGATACTGAGACATATGAACTAACTACAATCAATAACCCATTTCGTATTTTTAAAAAAATCTATTACAGTGATACTGATCATCAAATGTTTGATTATCGGGATTGTAAAGATAAGTTTATTAAGTTGGTAGTTGAAAAGAAAACAAATCAGAAAAAGTTTGAAATTTTTTTTGATAAACTTTCAAAGTGTGGTTGTCACGAGATTAAAGTTATTGAAAATTTTAAAATCTCTGAAGCAGAAGATGTTGATTTTGAAAAAATTGAAGATACAATTTCAATTTTAAATCGTTATGTTGAAGAAACAGAACTTCCAATTAATAAGATTAAAGTAAAGACTCAACTTGAACAAATATATAAAGAAGCTTGCGAGCTAGAATAATGTATGTTATTGGATTAAAAGGAAAAGCAATTGAAGGATTGTATGCTGCCCCATCACAAACCGGTAAAAAAATTCTTTATATGTTTTCTGATCCTGATGATGCAAAAAGATTTGCTGGACTTTTAGAAGCTGACGATTATCCAGAACTTCAAATATACGAAATTGAAGATGATGTTGCTCTTAAAATATGCCAGCAACAAAATTACAGTTACTTTGTTATTGACTCAGAAGACCTATTGATTCCTCCAGATTATCATGATAGTTTTTAAGAAAATTAAATGGCGGAACTTTTTAAGTACCGGCAATCACTATACAGAAATTAATTTAAACGAAGTTTCAAATACCTTAATTATAGGTAGTAATGGAGCTGGAAAAAGTACATTTTTGGATGCATTAACCTTTGGACTTTTTAATAAACCATTTCGCAAAATTAATAAACCACAACTAGTTAATTCTACAAATGATTCCGACTGTGTAGTTGAAATTGAATTTGAAATTGGATCTATAGATTGGAAAGTTGTTCGTGGAATGAAGCCGAATATTTTTGAAATTTATAAGAATGGAAAAAAATTAGCTCAAAGTTCTGACATAAAAGAAGATCAAAAACTTTTAGAGCAAACTATCCTCAAATTAAATTACAAATCATTTACTCAAATTGTAATTTTAGGATCTAGTAATTTTATTCCATTTATGCAACTTACGGCTGCAAGTCGTAGAGAAGTAATTGAGGATCTTTTGGATATTAGAATTTTTTCATCCATGAATGATATTGTTAAAAATAAACTTAAAGAAATCCGAGAAGATCTAAAAACATTTTATGTAAAGAAAGAACTTTTTCAGGATAAAGTTAAAATGCAAAATAACTTTATTGAAGAACTTGAAAAAAGAGGTTTTGAAAATATTAATGAGAAAAAATCTAAGATTGAAGAATTGAATGAGAATGAGATTAAAATTTCCTCTGAGAATGATAATCTCGGAAAGGACCTTGCAAATTTTACTGAAGAGTTGGAGATAGTATCTGATGCAACAACTAACTTAAAAAAATTAGTAGGAGTGAAAGGAAAAATATCACAAAAAATCTCTTCAATTTTAAAGGCTCATAAATTTTTTACCGATAATACGGTTTGCCCTACATGTACGCAATCAATTGATGAAAGTTTTCGGTTAAATAAACTTGAGACTACAGAAAAGAAGAGTAAAGAACTTCATGATGGTTACAAGGAACTTGAAGATACAATTCAAAAAGAAGAAGATCGTGAAAAACAGTTTATTTCTCTTTCTAAAAAAATAACATCAATCACACATGAAATTTCTCAAAATAACCTTAGAATTTCTGGATTTAAAAGGCAGGTCAAAGATTTACGATCAGAAATTCAAGACATTGCCAACAAAATTGAAAACCAAAATATTGAACATGAAAAGTTAAAAAAGTATGAAGAAGATCTTCTTAAAATTCAAAATACTATTGACACTACTGGAGAAGAACTGAATCATTATGATTTCATCTATCAATTATTAAAAGATGGTGGAGTAAAAACTAAAATTATTAAACATTATCTTCCAGTTATTAATCGGAAGGTAAATGAGTATCTTCAACTCTTAGACTTCTATATTAATTTTAGCTTGGATGAAGAGTTTAATGAAAATGTAATTTCACCAATTCATGAAAATTTTTCATATTCATCTTTTAGTGAAGGTGAAAAAATGAGAATTGATTTAGCACTTTTATTTACTTGGAGAGAAATTGCAAGAATTAAAAACTCAGTGAATACAAACTT